TATGTCGCCAGCGCAGCCATCGACTTAGCCGCTTCCAAATCCGGAAGTTTCGGCCAAGTCACAATATTTGATTTCTTCTGAAAGAAGACTTTCGGGCGAATACCCGGCAACACGGTCTTACCGTCGCAAAAGTCCAAAGACTCATACAAGTCTATTGAGCTACATCCTACTGGTTTAACATCAGCCATATTCTCTCCTTTCTAAATAGCAGTTACACCATCAATACTTGCAACCAACATCCGTTCCTTAGATATTGACTCGAACTCAACACCAAAGAACATCGTAGCGATAAACTGGAGGACAAACGCCTTGAAGCGTGCCACTTCAATACTTTCTTCCTCTCCGGTTTGGTTTACTCCCACCAACATGTTCTTTTTTACCGTCATGTGAATAAAGGGACTGTTTTTCTTATTGGCAAGGGGAACAATATTCACATTGTCAAAGCCTTCAATGAAATATTGGTCATACTCCTTATTATAAGGAATAGCGCCGGTAGTCGCTTTATAGTCTTCACAATAGTCGAAGAACACATGTTTAGGAACAAACAGTTTCACCGATTCCTCCTCAGTCAACATGTCATCAGCAGTCTGACAGATTGTTTTTAACACGTCAACAGCATTGTTCTTATCAATAGCTTCGATAACCAGATAATTACCCAACGCAGCCGAAAGCTTTGCTCCATCCAATTCTTTTTTAGTGATCGTATCGAAACCATCGAACAGGTCTTTAGACAACTCACCACTATCCTTACGAACTGCCGTCCAAAGCACGTTATTCAGGTTCTTACCCAATTGAGCGCTGAGAAAAGACAGCACTTTACGAGTAATCTCAGTGGACTTCAAAGCTTCCCCCTTAGTGATGTCAGAACCCCACATAGACTGATAGATTTTGTTCGGAGAAAAGTTACGCACAACCGAACCGAAGAACGTATATAACGTTCTCGGATTGATTACAACTTCGCTATTATCCTCACGTGTTTCGGAATAGGGCCCAAACTGCATGTCACCGGACAATTCACCAACAGTTTCAGAATAGCGAATACCCGGACGCAGACTCATGTGCTGCAATGAACGGGACAATGCAATCACAGGCATCTGCAACAATTCTTTTCGATATTTACGAGCGGTCTTCTGAAGATCCTCGCTTGCAATGTTAACTCCAACTGGTGCCATTAAATAAAATCTTTTACGTCGTTATACATAGATTTCGCTGTCACATCAGATTTACCGTCACCTTCTTCACCTTCAATATGGCGGGTTTCATCACCATCACCATTTTTCAGATTCTTAATCTGCTCATCTTTCTGGTCAATAAGTGTTTGTTTATCGGTAACGTCCTGTTCCAGCGTATTCATTTTCTCGTTGAGGGCTTCAACCTGTTCTTCGGTAAGCGCAACCTTACCATCTTTGTCAAACTCCAAGCCCTCAACGTTCAGGATGGTGTTGACTTTCAAATAGTCTTTCTTCATCGTTGTTACATTATTAATAGTTTCAGATGAATTATTTTCTTCTTTCTTCCCGAAAGAGGAAATAAAACCATCCATTTTGGAAAGCAATTTTTGTAGTAAACCTTCGGTAGTATTTACCTTGTCCTGTTGTGATGGAAGAGCAGGCAGTCCCAAAACATTCAGTTTTTCAGCGGCATCAGCAAAGTCAATCTTATCGTTGTCCTCAATGATTTCATCTACAAAGCCATAGTCCAACGCTTCTTGTGCGGTAAGCCAGCGGCCTTCTTTCAGCACATCAAGGATTTCATCCACCTTCTTTTTACAGCGATTAGCGTACATGTTGGCCAGTACAAGGTCAAACTTATCGTTCTCCAGCTTATTTTCCTTGAGCTGGTCTATAAGTTCCTGAATCTGGTCAGCATTGTATTGTCCCCAGGCATCCACCCAATTACTTACTTTGTGAACCAAAAACATGGCGAACTTAGAGATGCAAACTTTCTTTGCCCCTTGTGCCGCTATGGTAGCAGAACTCGCAACCAGCCCATATAAATAAGCGGTCACGTCACCATGATCAATAAACTGCTGGCGGATATCCAGTCCGTCATCCACCGCCCCACCGAGCGAACTGATACGGACATTGACAGGCTTACCTTTCAGGCCAGCCAGTTGGTTGCGAATATACTGTTTGGAGTATCCCCAGCGTCCGATGTAGTCATCAATGTTGATATTGTACGTCATATTGCAAACATTTTATTGCAATATTACGCCCATACCTTATATAATAAAAAGACCTTTACACGTCCAAAACCGGATAAAAAGAGGTATTAGAGTAGGTTACAAGCATTGTAACCGCACATTGTGAGGATACACTTTCCGGTCTTGAGTCCGTGAAAGTCACGACCGGATAAGGCCGGGAATCCGTACCTATCAGATATTTTTCTCCGGAAACGGCAGTAAGGAGGAAACACAATTTTCGATTGGCCACACCAAAAGCTTCAGGCAGATAAGCCGTCAACTTCTGAGAGCAAATACGGTTTTTATTCTCTATCTTATCGGAATTCTCCAATGATGACAGACCAATAGTAACCAATTTTTGGAAATCAAGCAGTTTATCTAAATAAACTCCCACTCCCGGAACAAAAATTGAAGATGATAAATCAGCAGCTTCAATCAATTCCACCTGATTGATAAATTTAAGGCAATTGCTCATAATTGTTCGATGTTGTTCGGTGTTGTTCAAAACGAGTGTCCTTGTCCTCTCTTTTTCTTGTTAAAGAATTTAAAAACAAACCTTTCTTCGTATAGGCATTACGCATACGATAATATTTCTGACGAACCGTTTCCACGAAGTCATCATCAATACCGTGCATTTCACACCATGCGGCAACCATCTTGTTTACTCCGATAGATTGATCAAAGGACATCTCGCCAAGTTCCGCCCACATATTCCGCCTGAAGAGGTCTTCAATAGCTTCAATAATGGCTTCCTTAGCCCGTGGACCAAGATAGTTATATACTGCCGGGGCTTTAGCCTTAGAATCCGGAATAACAATGGGCGTCAGTCCATCAACCATCAGTTCCGGCTTCTGTCCGGAAGGCAATCTTTGAAGAAAACGACGGATCACCGCATTTTCATTACTCTGTGCCGGAAAACGAACCGGATTGCCAAGAGCATGCACAAGCCACTGAGAAAGGTATTTTTCTAATCTGAGATAGATAACAAAGCTGCTCATAAGTCTTCATTTTAGGCACAAATATAATATATATATTCTAATAGTAATATATTTATTATCTATTACTGAGCGGGTATATTTTCCCGTTTACAGCTTCTACACTTTCTACAAATTAAGTAATACACTGTTTTAAAGACAATTAGCACAAATATAAGCAAATAAAAATGTAGAAAAAGGCTTCTACAAATAGGGAAAAAGAGAAGTTTTGTAGAAGCTTTCTTTATTTTCCCTGTTTTGTAGAAATTTGTAGAAGCTTGTATTCTGTTTTTATAATAGTTAAATATCTCATTTATAACATTGTAGAAAGTGTAGAAAGTGTAGAAGCTATTTTACTCCCAAACGAAACTGCCATATCGGTGTAAATAAGGAGGCATTTAAAAAGGGTGCATCCGCTTCACAGCGTCTACACCCTCGACAATGATACATAGTATATCTTTAAAAACTAAATTTATTTTGAGGTGGTTGAAGCGGTTCTTCCTTGGCATCCTCACTATCGTTATCCCCGGTATCCGTATCAATCTCCAAGTTAATGTTATACGAACTCATTATCATCTCGTAATCAAAGCACATGGCCTGTTCAGGAGTACTGGTCTTGCGAAACTCTGTCCTACCCTCTCCGATATCCACACGTTTAGTTACCTCCACGCCATTCTGTATATTCTTGAAGCGTACCGAGTTCTTAACTCCTAAATACTCTTTTGAGTTTTCAAGATAGAATTTAAGGGATTCCGGAGGAAGTGCCGTATCACCTACCTGTTTAGCAAACTTCTTATAAAGCATGAAGATGCGGTTCTTACGCATCATCAAAATTGGCCTTGGCCGGATGAACTCCATTTCATTCTTTATCACGTTCGATTTGAACTTCTTCATATAATCAATCCGATAATCCGCCTCATTAAATATCTCACCGTCTTGCAATAAATAAGATACCACATTCCAAAAGTTGGCCAACTCATTATTACTTTTACACTCCTGGTTCTGCCGGATAATTCCCTCCACAGTGATGTCCAGCATTTCCTTATAAGAGAAAGGGACATCGATCACCGCTTCCATTGTTCTAAATGCCGCCAATGGTATCACCCAGTTCCGCTGGATACGGTCTTCAATCTTTTCTTTTGATAAACTATCATTCAAGTCAGTCATACATTGCCGATAGTTCCCGATAAAGTCCGTTTCCATCTTACCGCGGTGACGAAGTAACTGCAACGTCAAATGTGACAACCCCATGTCCCGTGCACTTTTACATTCGTCGAATGCCCGCTTTTCTTCATTGGAAAACTCTGTTTTAGTGAAAGTAAGATAAACCAAGCGGGAAAAGAGGGCAATATCAATAGTGGTCATTTCCTGTCCGGACAAAATTACGCCACAATCAACCGAAGTAATCTCCCTTTTTTTATCCCGATCCATATTCATACGTGAACGCCCGGTTCCATCCCATAGCCCCTTCAGGAACTCACGCTTATCCAAGTCAATTGTGTTCTTATACTCGTCGATATGTACCAATGCATTGGCACATTGTGCAACGAGATCACCCATCGCAGCAATAGTTGCATTCTGGATATTAGGCGGAGTATTCTTTATGATGAAGAAAGACATCAAGCTATGTCCAAGTTCAGACTTACCAGAGCCTTTAGGCCCAAAAAGGTTCAGAATAGGAAAGCTTTTTGTTTGTCCCACTATGATATCCCGAAATAGTGTGGCCAGCAGAAAACAGATACCCACTTTAGCATTATCTCCGAAAACCTTTATCAGCTTCTCGGAATAATCCCGCATCGTAACCGCACTATAATTGGTATGAATAAACTTGCGTTCGAACTGGAAGAGCTTCACGTCATCACGGTAGATCATACTGCTACCCGGCAAATAATAATTGCCGGACTTCAGCCGTACAATTCCGTATTCATCCACCGGATGCCATTCAGTATCAAAGGCTCCATTGCCAAAGGCAAAGAATCCTTTGCGCTGCCAACCCAACTGGGTGATTTCGGTAGCTGTTTCAGTTTGTTCATAAAGGAACATTTTAAGTTTAGTCAGTTCCTTTTCTGTCGCCAACCAAATGTAATTCCCTAAACCTTCAACTTTCTGTTTGAACTTTGAAAGTGATACTAAATCTTCTTGTTTCATTTCTATAATTTCCTCCTGGTTATTTTGGTTTTTAATTTTGTAAAGTCGTTTGGGGAGCAAAGAATCCCTGATGTGGAACATCGGCAACATTGTGAAATTCGACCACTGGACCGGGCTTCCACCATTGGTACTGATTACATAGTAGGCGTTATATTCCTCATAGAAACCATATCTGCTATATAAATCCCGGTCAATCTTCTTGCCTTGATCAAGAACCTGCTTTGATTTTATCTGCTGTTTAGCCTGATTGATTGCGGATTTCCAGAGGTTTTTATTTTTATAAGATTCCTGTAGTTTGTCCAGGTACATTGACTCCTTAATCTCATCACGCAACATAGCCACCATGCGGCAAATAGTGCCAATGGCTGTACTTTTATCTTCAGTGGTCACTGCTGTCTTGAAGATGTATCTTGCATACCATGTGATGAAATCCTCTTCCTCAAGGATCGTAAACTTAGGCTTATCCGTGCAGTAAGTGTCGGGATCATTTTTACTATTGGCTTCTCCGAGTGGGATTTCCTTTACCGACACAGCAAATCCGCATTGCATAGCCAACAAACCATTCTTCATTACTGAAGCTATGCCTGTACCATATTGTTCGTCTCTTTTAGGCGGGTCTGCGTCCGGAAGAAAGCACAACTTAGTTGCGTACTTTTTAAGCTGTTCAAACTGTTCCTTTGTCCAGGCAGAACCCAACGATGCAATTGCATTGTTTACAAATATGCGCTGTAACCGCATAACATCCGGTGCACCCTCAACGCAATAGAACTTATCTTCCTTGGCCGCTTGCCTGATTGCAACGTCGATGCCGAATATAGAATTACTTTTGGAATAGATTTCGGATTCTGCCGAATTCAGATATTTGGGAGTACCTTCAACTCCGGAGATATCCCGTGCTGTAAAACCGATAATGTGCCGATATCGGTCACGAATCGGGATCATTACCCGATTGCGGTAGAAATCATAGATATTACCTTTTAGCTCATTTTGCTTGAGTAACTTCAGTTCTAACATCAACTCAGTAGACAATCCAGCTTTTTCAGCAAAATGGTGCAGGGCATTCCAATCATCAGGCGCAAAACCGATCTGCATCTCTTCAGCATATTCTTTTCCCCAGCGTCCCTTAATGTAATTGCGGGCGGCTTCCGCTTCCTTCTGCTGTAAGTTCCGGACAAAGAACTCAGCACACTTGGCATTAATGATAAACATGGATTCCCGCTTCATCCTTGCCCGCTGTTGTTCCGGAGATGGCTGTTGCTCTTCCTCAATCTCTATACCATACTTTTTAGCCAGCAAATAAATAGCTTCAGGGTAACTCATAGCTTCATGCTCCATGATAAAACTAATGACGTTACCACCTTTATGACAGCCGAAGCAATGCCAAATTCCCCGCACCGGGTTAACCTTGAAAGAAGGGGTTTTCTCTTGGTGTATCGGGCAACAAGCCTCGTAGTTGGAACCGCGCCGTTTTAATTCAACGTAACCACCGATAACGTCAACGATATCCGCACGGTCTAATACTTGCTCAATATACTTTTCATCTATCATTGTCGTTTATTTTTCTGCGAACTTATCAGTTGCTGGAACAGGATAAAAACTCATCTTTTCAAGATGATACCGTCCTCTAAATGATATCCGCACATTCCATAGCTGGCCAACTCTGCAAAACAGGTTGACACACACTTTATAAACAGGTCATAATTCTCCGGACTCACGATCTCCACAATATTAAGTTCGTCTCCGGAACTCATATCAAATAGGCACACAAACACCTTATCATAATAATCAATAAGTTCCTGTACGCCTATTCTATCATAATATTCTATGATCCATGACCTGTCATCATCCGGAATGTATTGTTTGAAGTCTACCATACATTTTTTCTGAAGTCATATCTATCTTATATTATAAAAATCAAATGACCGCAACGCTTGTTAGGGCAAATTGCAAACTTATCTTCCTCTGTAATAGTGATAGTGTGCCACCTGTGACACTTCTCGCAAAAAATTTTCTTATTCATTTCTATCTTATTTTACGCTAATCTCCGCCTTATTAAATCAACGCAATCACTCAGTGCTTTATTAAAAGTTTCAGGGGATATCAGTTGTTTTTCAAGTTCTTCGGCATAGGCTTGTCCCCAGCCTTGCAAATTGATACTTGCATCATTATTGTATTCATCTCCTCTGTTGTCGAAATAAACATAGATGCTGTCAAACACTACTTCGTCACCAAATTCATCTGTATCAATTCTGTCTATGCCGACAATCTTTTCATACGAAGTGTGTGCTCTATGCACATACTTACCAACAAAATGCTGGTATTTAGCTTTTTTACCCTCAGCTTCTTCTTTCTTTATACGCTGTATTTCAGCTTCTAATTCCTGTATCTTATTCATATCTTTCTTATTTTGAGGGTTTATTAAATCTCATTCCAATAGCGAAACATAACCATCCTATATCAATCGCAAAATCTTTCCAACCGGCTTTTATGGGATTTGCGTAAATTGTTATAAATGGCAGTAGTCGTATTGTCTTAGTTAAGACACCTACTTTGCATACTATTTTCTTCATATCTATTTTCTATTGAGTTAATCTTATCTTTGATAAATCAAACGTATATGACCATTTACAACCATCGTGACCAGGACGATTAGTTTCAGCAATAGGTAAATTACTGTTTCTATGAAATCCATGTATCGTTGCATAATCAAGCTGCCATTCATCGCCTATTAGAAAGTCAATGTGATCGCCTATTTTAAATTGATGTTCAGTTAGTTCTTCGGATATATGTACAGGATACCAAACTTTTGCTTTAGTATCTGTATCAATACCATGGAACCAGACTTTTCCATTATCTACAGTTTCAAAGGAAGTGATTTCAGCCTTCTTTATGTTTCCTCTCGTATTACGATAGGAAGCTATATCTCCAACCTTAAGTTTGTTCATATCTGCACCAGTTATACGCCAAATAAACTTGGCTGAATCAATATTCCTTTACTCGTTTTAGTTTCTCCAAAGCATTCGGAGCGAAATCTTTCATCTCCAGTTTTGAAGTAGTGTTCGTCTTTATCGCAGCCCCAAAAATCAAAGCCAAGTTTATACGCTGCAATTCTATCACTTTGACTACCCATGTGAGGACTTCCAATCTTATAACCCAATTTTGCATAATTGTTGAGTAACCAACCATACAAAGCCACAGGTTTTTGATTAGGATGAATACGTTTTTCTTTATGCTTCATATTTTCCTGCCACATTCCATTCCATCTGTATTTGAATTTTCTAACAGCCGAATGAAACGAAGTCCATGCAAGTTCACAATCTGCAAAATGGGAATTGCCGTTATCTTTGTCCCATACAAGCCAGCAGCTCGCATCTGCAGGTACAGGTAAATGGCTGATGAAATGGTTTGCCCCCCAAATTATCTGATGATGGCTGATACGTTTCAATTCTTCAAAGTATTCAGGAGGCGGAGCTTCCAAATCATTACCGGAATAAGCAACATATGGCTTTGCTATAGCTATTTTATTTCGGGAATTATTCTTTGAACCATCTTCTCCAATGCCATAGGGAGGGTCATCTATAATCAAATCAAAGTATTTATCAGGGAACTTGCTAAGAAAATCCATCCTGTCGCAATTATAAATTTTACTTATTGGCATATTAGCTCCTCTCTCTTCGTTATTAGTCAATCAATTCAAACTCATACACCCATACAAATGGGTTGCTTTTCCATATACCACTACTTGAAACTTTATCTATTAACTCAGAAAAACAACTCTTAGCGGTTATGCTCAAACCATTTTGACGTCCCTTTTCTAAATGGTAATAACATTCTATTGTATCGTCAAACATAACACCTTCTTTCAAGCAGTCTTCTTCTAAAATGTCTTGCAATGGCTCTAACCGTATAGCTGTTATCTTGATATGATGTGGCATATATTCAGCTTTGACAAACATTTTGTTAGACCATCCCGGAAGTGATTTAATAGAAAATGAATCTCCAAATGTAGAATGACCATCGTAGCCAGCATCTTTATAGTTTTGTGAAATGGCTATAACCTCACCAATCTCATACGAAGGAATATAAACCTTTCCTTCTTCATCCTCATACCATTCCTTATTTACGTTGCCGAAGGATATTTGCTTATCAGTAGCAGGATTTGCAATCCTTCTTGTCATTGTTTTCTTACCATCCAATACAGCTTGCGTTAAACTGTATTTATCGTTGAACATTATCTTCTTCATATCTATTTTTTTTATATATTAAGGAAATCTTCATCAGGTTCCGGCAACCTCAGCATTTCACACGAGTAAGCACCACTAAACCCTTCTAACCAAACAACTATTTCTCCACACATGAATTGTGGTAGTGTAGTTACCTTCCAAACTTTTTTAGCATATTCAGGTTTCAACTCTATTTCAGCTCCAGTCATAACAACCTTTGCACCGGGTTTTAATAGTTCAACAAACTTGCCATAGGTAGAACTCGTAGCTACATTGACCTTTTTTCCGTAATGTTCATAACGTAAAACAGAATTTCCAAACTGTTTTGTTATCATTTCTTCGATAGCACGACGGGAATAAACCGCATCCATTGTCAACTTAGCCACGGTCAAATCTTTAAATTTCTTCTTCAAGTCTTTTGTTTCCATATTATCCATTATTATTTGGTTTGAAATAATTCAATTGAATCATTAACAGCCTTATTCAAAGCTGTATTAATGGTAGCTTCATCGGTTTCTTCAAATTCTAATAAGATGTCAATCGTTGTTCCACCGTTTGGTTCTTTCCACTCCATTCCAGTGTTTACATTCACAGGAATAGCTTCCTCATGCACAGCTTCAAGGAAAATATTTGCCACAATAGTGTTCATTTCACATTTCACCTGCTTCATGATTTCCATTTTTATTAGGATTATTAATAATTTGCTCTACAGCTTCACGCTCTAATTTAGTCCATGTGTCGTTATGAACTTTCAGTTGGAAAGTAGGATAGCTGATATCACATCTTTCCATCACTTTTTTACGAAATTCTTGTTTCGCTTTATAACCGGTCAACCCTTTGTAATAATCAAAAATGCTCATAAAAGTAATTTTTAAATGATTTATTTATTCTTCTTATTAGATTTATCATTAGATTTATAGAACAAATATAATATAAATATTATCATGTTGTAATATAAATATTACTATTTATATGGTTAAATATTACTAACTAAAAATAGACACATGTACAACGGATTGATTATCAACAGACTATTAGAAGATAGAAGATTAAAAAAAGTCGAGCTAATAGATTATTTAGAATACCCACGAGAAGCGGGTAACAGCTCTCTCAAGCAGATAATAACAGGGAACCCTACAGTTAAGAAATTAGAACCTATTGCAGATTTCTTTCAGGTTAGTATGGATGTATTCTTTGAAAGGAAAGTTTCCTTCAGTCCGTCCACAAGCATCGTTAATGGTAATGGAAATGCTATTGGAAATGGCAATACTATCACTATTTCTGAGAATGAATATAAATTGAAAATTGAAAATCTGGAAAAACTTTTAGATGAAAAAGACAAAAGGATTGAAACTCTTGAGAAATTAGTCGAAGTTTTACAAAATAAGAAATAGTCCTCGGACATATTTCGGACAAATAAATATATTATTAACCCAATTTGAATAGTGTAGTTATTTGATATTCAGTGTAGGAACAGAGGAAAGAGAAATTCAATAGAGTTCGAGCCTCTCCTCCCGTGCA